TCATAGAAGCAGTTAGGCTCTATATTACTCAGTGCCCACATCTTTTCACCATTGAAATAGCGAATACCAGCCTTACGAAGCATAGGAACGTTAATCCAACAAGCAAACGGCATCAGTAGTGGTACGTTATGCTTCACTTGCTCAGAGCCGCCGCAAGCCACATTGCGATTAATACACTCTGTCAGATCGTCCAGCACAAGAACATCGGAATCCATAAGGATGAATCCGTCTGGTATAAGCTCCATCAGCTTGTCAACGCTCATTGCGTGTTTTGCAGAGCCGTAGTTACTCAGCCTTGTATCTTTCTCCTTCTTGTCTGGATAAGCAGCCAGTTCCTTATCGAAGTCGATAATCTGTCCCTTTGTGTTGTTGATAACCTCAACACCCTTCATCTTTGCCTTGAATGGTGCTGTATCGCTGTTATCAAACACATAGACGTGACAGCCGCGAGTGTGCTTGAACAGAGACTTGATAGCAGCCTCCGTTAACTCAGGGGTGTTATAGTGGACGATAGCCACGTTGAAGCCTCCAAGATAGTAAGCCATGTTGGTGAAGATATAAGCCGATATAAGACGTTCAGCAAGGAATGAGACCACCCGCGTCTGATAGTCAGTGCGATTGCCGCCAAAATCCTTTTCCGCTTTCTTCTTCCACTCTTCTACGTTGGTGTTTGATATACCGCACTTTGCCGCGAAATCATCAAGAAGCGGGAACAGGAACTTGCATAGTTTGTTGAAGTCTGCCCAACGCATGAAATAGCAGCAGTTAGCAATAAGGTAGTGGCTTTCCTTAATATATTTAGTATATTGGTTGCCATCGCCATATCTTTCATCAAGAAGAGACAGAATAACGTCCATATCCTTGCTGTTATGGCACTCGGCATATTGCTCATAGATTGTCTTACCGCCAAAATAAAGTATGCGATAAACCTGGCACTCACCGCTTGCGGGGAAACGCTTCACATCGAAGTTCCTGCGATAGTGGTTGAATCCGACATAGCTACTCTTAACTGCGTTCTTCCAGACATAGTACATAGTAACCATTTCGGAATATACGGGATTGAGGTTATTGATGTTCTTTCCCTCAATATCCTTATGCGATGCAAACAGGACGTGATTTGAATCTTCTTTCAGACTATATTTCCCAATCAGTTCGTCCTTGTGGTATGTAACGTATATCTTGTAATCTTCCATAATGCCTTTGATTAAAGAAAGGCAGGGAAGCGGATATACCGCAGCCCCGCCTTAACTATGAATGAAGTGATTGCTTAACCCTCGCTTGAAGAGCTGTCAGCATCAGCATCTACGTTGGGAAGGTAGATGGCGTTGCCGTTAGCATCAGTCAGAGGTGTTACGGCTACGTTGTAGTAACCAGTAGAATCATCACCGCCCTCACCGTTGAACGAAGCGTAAAGCTCTACGTGAGGCAGATAAACGATGGTGTCAAGATCAGGAGAAGTCAGCAGCAGTGAGCCTGTAACCTTCTTCGGAGCGAGAGAGAAGCCCTGCAAAGTATAGGTCTTGTCACCGAAAGAACCAGAAACGGGACTACCGTTCTTCTCCAAGAATAGTTCGTTAGTGGTCTTAGCCACAGACGAGATTTGCAGCGAAATATCGCTATCACCCTGAGAGACGTTGCCCAGCCAAGTGGTATCGTCAGTCAGCTTAACCTCGTTCTTCTCTGGGTCACCTGTATTGAAGGTAACACCGTCTTTCAGAACAGGCAGCTCGATACCGCCAGTCTGCTCACCAAAAGCCTTAGTGTGGTCAGGGAAGTAGTAGGCTCTGCGAACCTTTGCAAAAATCACCTGTAAGGCTTCCTTGTTTGTCGAAACATTAATTGCCATAGTCGTTTAATATTTAAATGTTATACTTAATCACAATCTGGAATTGCATGATAACAGAGTGATAACCCATACCATCGGACTTTGAAGGTAGCTGAATAGGTGTATCGTTACAGCTGATATGTCCGTTATTGAACGGGAACAGCTCACAGATACCATCAATCAGACTCTCCATCCTCTCTATGCTTTCAACGCCATTATTCACGTCCTTTGCGAAAAGCTGGAACTGGACGTAAGCAGTGTTATGCGTATCAGCGTATGGGTCGATTCCTTGTGGCAGCTTGATAATGACAAACTTATCGGTTGTAGTCTTAACCGTCTCGCGGTTGGTCATATAAACCTCGCTGCATTTGGTGAGAACCATTGTACGCAGTTCGGATAGTACCGATTTTCTATTGTATCTGTTTGCCATAACTAAGTCTTGTATTCGTCACAATAAAGCGTTGTGCCTAAATTGCCAGCGTAGCAGTCGTTAAGATTGAGCGTACAAGATGGGGTAGGCTCTTCTTCTGAACTTGAACTATCCTCAGACGATGTACCGAAACCATCTATGTTGTTCCTGTCATAGAAGTCGATAAACATACCAGCCTTAACATCGCACACGATTGCGCCACATTCCTCGCCAGTACGTCCGTCTGGGGCTGCATCGGCATCGCCAGCGAGATTGCCGCCAACCAATGCGCCAAGCTGTACGCGATAATCACCTTTAAGCACGTTCTCAGTACCTTTGAAAGTGCGGATAGACGTATTGCTTTCCTTACGGCAGCGGCCTTCCCAGATAACCTTTTTCAAGGCTTTCAGTTCTTCCTCCGTCTCAAACCCAGTAGGGTTTTGCATAACGTAGATTATGCATCGGTGGGGGAATCGTGGAAAGTTCAAAGCAAGTCTACCCATATCGCTTAGAAGTTGATAATCTTAATACGACTCTTGATAATCAGCGGTTCGTCCCACATGGCGAATATTGCACGATACTTACGCAACCACTCTTCGATGTTCGCCTTTGATACCGTCCAACCGCCTTCTGAGTGTGACCACCCGCCATCAGACACTTTTTCGGTAGAGCCGCCAACGGGTAAGTTGCTCAACCAATAGTAGGCAGTACCCTCGGCTAAATCCACGTCGCGTTGTGTCAGTACGGTGTCTCCCTCCTTACTTTCGCTATGAGGTAGCAACTCCGTACCCTTTAATCCGCGCTTTGCAAGCACGTACCCAAGGCCGTCCTCAGTTATTAGCTGAGAAACGCCCTTGATGTACTCGCTTATCGTTCTGATTTCTACCATTCGGAATCACTCTTTAGAGATTACTGATTACCCCTCTTCTGAGCTTGATGAAGCCTCGGAACTTGACGAAGCAGCAGAGCTTGAACTTGAAGCGTCTGCAACGTGAGGTGCAATAGTAGAGAGATACATATTGCGAATAGCGTTAGGAACACAGAGCTGTGCCATTTCACCATTCACGTTGATGCTGTGAGTGCGAGGAATATCCTCCTGCTCAATCAACAGGCGGTTGCCCATTGCATAAGCCACCTTGTCGGCATCATATCCCATAGAGAGAGGCTGTACGCCCTGAATCTTACCAAGCAGACCAGTCGGAACAAATGCTATGTTCTGCGGGTCGAAGTTGTCTACACGCTCTTCTACCAAGTCAGGTTCACCAGCAGCATTAACGCCCTTCTTGCTTACGAAAGCATAAGTGTCGTTAATCTTAATCTCGTCGAGCTTGACGATACGGCGGATAGCCTCCTTCATCAAGTCATCGTCAGCAAAACGAGCAACATCAGCGCGAGCTGCATCACTCGAAATGTTACGATATATCCAGTTGCCAAGAACACCGACAACCTTGCTGTGAGTCAACAGGTCATCCCAAGTGTCCTGTGCAATCTCCAGACGGAGAGAGCCGTTATAGTGAAGCTGTCTGCGGATAGCCTTCACGCGCTTTGACATATAGCCGAGAGGATCGGAATCCTTACCCTCTGCCGTATGCTCTGGGTTAGTCCACCAACGCTCGTCACCTGTCAGCACGTCCTTGTTGGCTACTGGCATATTGAAGCCGATTGTGATACCCTTCAAACCGCGTGGGTTGTTAGTGGCATCAATGGTGAACTGACCCTTAGAGATAATCTGATGACGCTGGTGGTTCAGAGCGTTCCAGAAAGCCTGAATCAGACCATCCGTACCCTCGTCCAACAGGTCAAACATTACGCTGGCCATTTCACCGTCCATAGCAGCCTTACCGAAACGCTGTACGAGCTGCATCTGCTCACGCACGATAACGCGGTTAACCGAATAGAAGAGCTTCTGAGTAGGAATGTTACCAGTAACACCCTCAACAGCTCCAAGAGGCATCTCATAACCCTCACTCTCAGGGTCAACATAAGTCGGCAGCACGGTTGCGCCAACCTTTGACAACATCTGCGCAAAAGTATAGTTGATGCTTACAGGGTCAAAGTCGAAGCCGTCAATAGTGATGGCGTTAAACTTTTCCTCGTAGTGATCTACGAAAGTCTGCCAGTTCTGACCATAGAGACCGAGCTGCATCATATCACGCAAAGTAACTGGAATTGTTCTCATATCCTGTTAGTCTTTAATCGTTACACAATAGGCTTACTCTACCACGCGGATATTCAAGCCGTTCTTCTGAGTCATGCCCTTGACTGCGGGTGCAATGATAGCTGCATCCTCTGGGGTGTCACCGAGCATATAATCGTAAATCTCACCCTTCACAATCACATTGGCAGTGCCAATAGTCTGTGCGCTTGTTACAGTAACGTCCTCCTGCAAGAAGCCGATGATACCGAGAGAGTCAATACCCGAACCAGCGATTCCTGCCTTCAACTGCGCCCAAGTAAGAACCTTTATGTCCTTCTCGTCAGCACCGAGAGTGCTATCCTTTACGATAGCCATACCAGAGCGAATAAGGCCAGCAGAAACAAAGTCCGAGATATTCTTAATCATAAAGCCGCCAGGAAGCTGCTCTTCGATTCTGCGCCACACCTTGCGGGCGTGACCAACACTAAATGACTGAGAGTCAAATGTGTTACCAGTCTGAAATACCTGATTCTTCATCTTTCTTTGACTTTTAAGTGAAACAATAGATTCTTTTTTTTCTCGCGGCCTTGTATTCTACTTCTTACCCCAGCCCTCTTTGGCAGCTTTCTTCTTGAATTTCAAGTCAAGTTCTGTCTCTCCATCGCCACCAGAGCCTGCGCCCATTCGTGGGGATGCACCGCCACCTCTGCACTTGGTGTATTCGGCATCATACTTAGCCAGATACTCCTTGGTCAAGTCCTCAACGCTCTTAGTAGTGTCGAGTTCCACACCTTTCAGAGTATTGTCAAGAACATAATCGTCGCTGGCTCTTTGCTCCTTCATGGCGGTTCTCACCTTCTTTAGCAATTCGGCCTGCTGCTTTGTCTTGTCACCATTGTCGAGGCGTTCAGTGAGTTGCTTGATCTGCTCTTTGAGAGCTGCGACCTCTGGGCTTTCTTCTGGCTGCTTCTCGATAGGCTTAACGCCCTCAATCAGCTTTTTCAACTCCGCAAGCTGCTCAGTCGATAAGTTCTTGAACGTGTCCTCAGTAAGCAAGTTTTTCTTTGCCTCAGAGAACTTAACTGAGAAGTCGTGATTGAACTGCCCCTGCATACTGCTAAGAAAATCCTTCGCTTTCGTGAAATAAGCATCGTCAGGCTCTTGACCCTCTGCAACGGGATTCAACTCTACGTACTTCTGAATTGTCTGTGCCGAAAAATCGGTGTTTCCGAGTTTCTCCTGCACGGTAGAAACGATTTTTTCGATTTCCATAATTCTGTGATTAAATGTTATCCTAAAAAGCAATTTTTTCGCCTTGTGAAAATCTTCCCAATACACTTATTGCAGATATTTCACGCTCCAAAAATAGATATTTTTTGCATATACGCAACTTTTTGGCTTAAATTTTCACCTAAAAATTGAAAAATATGCCGTTTTTTTTTATTTTTGCCCAAAAATAGATTGTTTTCAGTACGATAATGGCGCAGAGCAAGACTATACCACTTGAACCAGTGATGCAGTTAGACGAAACTTGCATCCCATACCTTGTGCAGAAACTTTCCGAGTTGACACAAGGGCTGCATATCATTGATGAAGATGCAGTGCAGGATATTCGAGAAGAGTGGGAGATAGTGCATAACGAGAATGTTTTGTTTTCACAGAAGGGGGGGCAAACAGATATGCTTTCATCGTCTGCTGACATATCAATCGTGGGTGGGGGTCGCGGCGGGGGAAAAAGTCATTCCTTACTTATGAACGCCCTGTATGATGTTACAAATCCGCATTTCAGAGCAATCATATTCCGTAAAGAATTGGATGACTTGTCGGATATTGTTGATACATCAGATGACATATACAAAGACTACGGAACATACAACCGAGCCAAGAACGATATGACGTGGAATTTCCATAACGGAGGCTGGCTTACATTCTCGTTTCACGATATGGAGTACGCTGATTTCCACGACAGATACCAAGGTAAGCAATATCCATATATCGCTATTGACGAGGTTACGCAGATGTCATACAAGAAATTCAAGGTGCTTACGATGTCGAATCGTAACGCATACGGCATACGTAATCGTATCGTAGGCTCATGTAACCCTGACCCCGATTCATGGGTAGCCAAGTTCATCGAGTGGTGGATTGACCAAGAGACAGGATTACCGATACTGGAGCGTTGCGGTAAGATACGCTACTGCTTCATGGACGGTGACGATGTTACTCAGATCGTCTGGGGTGACAGCAAGGAAGAGGTGTTTGAAAAATGCAAGCAGACGCTCATGCAGTATTGGAAACCTGAGTTTGAGCGTTACGGAACACCGCAAGACCTGTTTATCAAGTCTGTTACGTTTGTACCCGCCAAACTTGCTGATAACGTCGCTCTTATGTCCTCAGACCCCTCATATCTGGCTAACCTTATCGGCCAGGACGACGAGACTCGCGCCCGCTTCCTCGATGGAAACTGGAAATACAAGGCTGCTGGTCACGACCTTATCAAGATAGAACACATGGAAAAGTTCTACGGCAACGCAGAGCAGACGGACGATGGTGTAAGAAGAGTCACTTGCGATGCTGCATTTGACGGAGGCGATAAGTGTGTGTTCTGGCTTTGGGTAGGAAATCATATCTTCGATATAGAGGTTTGTTCTAAGGATTCAAAGGAGACCATCAAGTTCACGACAGCCTTGCTTGAACGATGGCGAGTGCGTGAAGAGAACTTTGCCTATGACCTTATCGGTGTGGGACAGATATTCAAGGGATTCTTCAAGAAAGCTATTCCGTTCAATGCGAAGGAAGCCGTTGAAGATAAGTTCAAGGGAATGTACTATAACCTAAAGGCACAGGCTTTCCAGTACTTTGCCGACCACATCAAGGATGGTACTTACTCCATAGCTCCAG